ACCAGACAAAGCTGGGAATAGAAACTTCGTATTTTCAAAGTTTTCTTTAATATATTGCAAATAATGCCTAACTACCTAGGGCAGGATTAGGGTTCCGGAGTTCAACCAATTAATCCTTAATCAGAGCGCTGTATCCGACTAACTTGTACCATTCTTTGGTCTCCTTGACTGTTACCTTAAAAACCCACTCACGTTTTAAACCCCCCGTCATAATAATCTGTTTCTCTGACTTGGATAGATTCTTAACGAAGATATTCTGGTGTAAGTCTAGTACTAGATAACCGGACTTGAGATTCTGGATAAACCGATTTATCAACTTTCTGTTCCCGGAGTAAAGAAGAATATGCCCCCAAAATTTGCGAGTGATCCTAGATACAAGTTCTCGTTGCCTACTACTTACCAATACGGGGTAAGCGTGGAACATCCCTTGTTGACTTCTTTGGTTGTCTTTGAATCTTGCCAACTCCCTGTAGAGGATGAGTATAGAGTTAAGCAATCCATCTTGCCCTGAGGCAACATCATGGTGGATTAATTCTTTGCACAGTTTAGGTCCGTTAATTGCCAACCCGCAACTGATCAGCACCTGCTCTATAGGTGTAAGTTTTTTCAGAATAGGGTTGATATCACCTCTACTAACTGCGCCTCCCACAATTGCTTGTATGCAGCTTAGTTGCTTAATGGATAGGATGTGACCTATAAGTCCAGGTGAAGTCCGCACAGATGATTCAATTATCTGCTGCTTGATCTTTTCAGGATTCATTAGCCGGTTAGCTTTGAGATCTGTCATAACTAAATAAGATTCAGTAGATATGAAGTTGCTGTACCTAGGGTAGACAAGGTTCACTTCTCTATAATGAGACCCTACATAGCTTATAAATCCCTGAACAAAATCCCCGCTGAAAGGCATAAGCTTAATCACCAGTATTGATCCTATTTTGCCAAGGAGTAGAGCCATCGATAAGATGGCTGCCAATTCCTCTAGCTTCTCTATAGTATCTTTGTTAGGTAAGGTCTCTATATCTGAATGGATAAACCCCACACTAGAGGTAGGGATATTACTGACTATGAAATTGAAGCAATCTATACTGCCTACCCACGTGACTTCGGGCCTCCCGTTAAAGAGCACCTTGACAATATTACCTACTCCCATTCTGTGTTCGACAAGGCCAACTTCGGAGGGATAGGGTGCTAATTCCCTTTGACCAGATCTAGAATTGGCGGAAACCCCACTATTATAGAAGCACTTGTTTAGTTTTAGTATCTCCTTATAAGTGATCAACATAGAACCCGACCCCTCACCCAAGAACAAGCCGTCTTCCCCTGGCTCAAGGCATCTCCTAATTAATGTTGATATCTCAACAGCTTTGTAGCAAGCAGATGAGTTTAACCCGATTCTGCGGAAAGCATGGATTTCATAATTGGCGAGACTACCCCCTGAAATGGGAAGATTGTGCTTGCTTGTGTTGATATCTTTGAGCAATTTTGCAACATCATCGTGTGGAGGTCTGAAATCCTTGATGCTCATATTTGAGATGTTGTTGCTGCCGACCTTTGGCTGACTGACATTTACCTCAGCGAGGGCGTCAAAAATGAATCCTGGATCAACTCTCAATCTTATCTGTTTGATAGATCCTCGACGGAGATAAGTCAGAGAGCATGAGTAATGGTCTACAATAATTGGATTTATGTTCCACGAAGATCCTGCTGGAGATAACCTAGCCTCTGCCTTGATATGATCGGTTAGAACTGCACATTTCTCTACCGGCCTTAGACCTCGAATCGGTGGGCAGGTCCCTGGTTGACAGTACAAATCTGCCAGAACACACAAGTGTTTTGCCTGGATGTTGTCGAATCTGTCCGGTACTACATCCTCATCGCTTTCACACAAAAGAAATGTGAACTCTTCTAACTCTTCATTCAACAACAGGTCGAGGTAGGTCATATAGCATGTGTAAACCATGTTGCACACAGTTGTGTGCAAGTTTTGAGCATCAAGTGAAGGACCATGGATAGGCTCTATAATACCACAATGCCAGAATTTCTTGTAGATCTTTGGGTGGCTTAGAGCATTGACAAGCACCTTAAACACTCCTTTGCTCATTCTAGAAAGGAACGAAGACAACAGCTCACCCATCTGATATTTCCCTGATGGTCTATGATAATGTACATCAAATGCCCAATTGATGGCTGCACACTGGCCCAAGTAGATGGTGAATAATCTTGGCTCTATAAGCAGAAACTCAGTTATGAAACTATTGATATCGTCATCCCCTATGAGAGCTGAAATTTCATTCATATGGTCCTTCTCAAATTTTGTTACCAGGTCAATCATAGATAGTGCTGTGGACTTAGCTAGAATGTGATATAGTTGGGGTGTGGACCATGTAACAAATTCCACAAGGTGCCTCCTATGGCTCTGGGTGTATAGCCTTGTTGCATCTCTGTCAATTAAAGGTGCATTATCATATATCAATGGGTTGGTACATAGCTCTGCCCTCAGCTCTAGCTTGCGGGAGCTGGGTATCCTGGGATGATCTATCATCGGGATCACGCAACAATCTGTTTCGACGTGAAGATGTAATACCGTGTTAGATGATCCAGTATCTTTCTCGAGTCGAAACAATGTTTCTAAAACACCCAACCCTAGAAGCATTCCTTGTTGGTATATAAAGTTAGTATCAACCTTCTTATCTGATATGACAAATGAGAGATTGTCGTTGGAGATTGTGGTATACCTTGCCACTCGGACAAGGGATGTACCTGAGTATTTCACTTGAGTGCTACGATCCCTCAACCTATGCGCTAAATTAGTCGAAGTCGAGATGGGAGTGATCACCCTTAGCTCCTCCAGGCTCACATTGGCCCTTTGCCTTGCCAACAACCAGGCTTCGTTCCAAGAGCTATCATCATCACCGTAAGCCCATGAGTACACTGTTGCTATTCTAACGGCAGATCGCAAGGATCTACTTGGGGCTCTTACGAAGGCGAGCTTCATGTCTGTTCTCTCATCAGTGGTAGAACCAATATATGGGACTCTCAAGGATGATGTTTCCTTGTCAATATCATCCAGTTGGCAACCCGAGGGGACAAAAAACCATCCGTAGTTGACTGATCCACACTCGCAGATGACACATGTCTCATGACGCCGAATAAGGTGGCCTCGCATAGATTCTAGTACATCAGGGACCTCAAGGCCGTAAATAGGCCGTCCTCGAGCTAGTCTTGCCCACATATGGCTTCTTAGGGCTCTAGCCAGCTGCACTGAACATGACTCTTTGTCAATGAGGACATTTCTCTTTCTTCCTGTCAATAGCACCATCCCTGCTCTAAATTGTTCATAGTCATAATTGGACAATCTGGTTATCACTCGAGAGGTTAACCCCCCCTTCCTCATGCTGGCTCGAATCAGGCCTTTTGTGGTATCTAGCATGCCTGCAATAGACTCTCTTGCCCCTGTGACACTATGATCCAGGATTTCATGAGCTGCCCTAGGTACTATAATATGCCTGTCCATGAGGAATGCCGCCAGTCTCTCGTCCTCTTCTTTACTGTCATCATGGAATAACCCTTTTAACATTGGGTTTGGACTATGGATTAGGACAAACCTTGCAGTTATGTTCTTGAGGAGTCTAGTGATGCTCTGGACGCATACAAGATTTGCTGAGTAAGGGTCGCTAGCCCAGTCTAGGAATGAAGAGTCCCCCGGTTGTTGTGTCATTACTTGATGGAGGGTCTCTTCAGGCATTAGTGATGCGAGAATCATTCTCTTGAGATCAGCAATTGATGATGTTACTGGATCACCGATGTTTCTGACAAACAGCCTGCTCATATTCAGATAATTCATCCCCCCAATAGGAGCGGGCAACAGTGCCATCCTTATTAAGAGATCGTTGTTTGTGAGGAGGGGTATGACTACATCTCGGGTCATGGTTGAATTGATTGTGAAGCCAAGAGAGATCAAAATTTGCTGTATCACTTTTAGGACGTTCAGGGAATATGCAAGATAACGGTCATAACCTCTCTCGATGCTTTTAGCCATTGTTGTAGCAATATTACTGCATGCTGCCCTTGTTTCATCAACTATAGTCTCTGACCAGAATACACATCTTGCGATGCTCTTGAGTGATTGGGACACAAGTAGCCCATCATAATATATTCCTTTTGAATAGACAAAAAAATGTGATGAAACAATTGTCTCATTTGCCTTGAGGTGATGGCCAATGTCATGTAGCCTTTGCCTAAGAATTACAAAGTAATCTCTAGTTACTCTAGCAGCTTCCCGTTTCTTAAGGTTGTAAGGCCATGTGCTGGGTACCCTTTTTGTTACGGCTATGGTCTGATTGTCCCCTTGCACTAACGAAGCAATCCTTACCCCGCTCTCATAAGCAGCCAGGTATAAGTAGGGAATGGTGCTGATGGTCCACAGCTTCTGACAATACCCTTCTATACCTCCCATAGGGTACTTGATGAAGATTTGGTCATTGGGGACTTTGCATAACGGGACATGGGCGTCAAGGTCGGGGGGGCAATGAGGGTCACTTACATAGAGGACAGAGGTTTCAAGCCTCTTATGCAGCCACTGAAAAAATGAGGGTAATCCGTAAATCTCATTTAGCCTCTGTGCAAATAAGCTGATGGTCTCATATCTCCAATTAAGGCAGTACTTCTTGAGATCAGTCGTGATAAATGCGCTGACTGTCTCGTAGGTTTCTATATTCTCCGGATGATCAGTGTCTTGATTCTGCCGAATTACATGAGGGAATCCTACAAACCCTTTTTCTGCTTTAACGTTCCTGGTACTTGTGTGGACTGGGCTTCGGGAGTAGGTTTTTAAGACTGGCCCCCCCCTGTGACTTTCTTTGAGATCTTTGGGGACTCCTGAGACAGCCAGAGTGTGGAGTGCCTTAGTCAAATCGTGCTCATCCTTGGCCATCCCATTGTCCTTAAAATACTTGCCAATCCCGTTTGAGATTAGATTTTCAGCGATCACTTGGCATGCCCTCATTTTGTAAGTCATTTTAGCGAAAAGTCTACCTGTTTCCTTGATCTCCTTTTCTTTCAGGCTGTAAGACAGGTTGAACTCAGGGTCATGGAGGTAGGCTCCACTTACGACATACATTATCATATCATATGGGTCAAAGCTCGAATCATTAAGGAAAACATCTACAAGCCTCCGTGACCCGGTTCCCTTGGGAGGATCGTAACGCAGGAACTCTTTCGGGTAAACTGAATCCCATTCCCTTTGGAGAGCAGCAAGTGCCTTGTCCTTTAGGTACATTGTCAGATCACTGTCCAGGCTAAGAGGCATAAAACAGCCAAATCTCACTCCAGCAAATGATTTCCAGTTATCAACGCACTGCTCATGTGTTAACCCTTCACCTGAAGCTTGAGCATTCCGGATTGTGTCTGCAGCATGCAGGGGGAGGGTCAGGGGTGGCCAACTGCCTCCGTGCCTGTCACGATAGCCGTTGATTATGATTCCACAAAATATGGCATGACCTTTCATCAGAGTCTCATACACAATGACTTTAGGCTGATTCATGTATTTCCTGACATTTTCAGCAGCCGTTACTGCTTCAAGTCTGGGGTGGCCGAAACTTCTGAAAAATGAGAAAATCTCCCCTGTCAGATGTATGTCATCAGTTATGAAAATGTAATCTAGGGCTTCAATTAACTCATGATAAGTACCTTCATCAGAAAACCCGTTTTGGTCAAGAACATCATGTATTTCAGTAAAGCAGTGGTTAAGGAAAGCACCTCTGAGTTCTACTGTTATATCCCTCAGTTGCAGGTAAGCAAGTGAAAGTGGCTCCAGCATGGCTACAATTTGATAAGTTGGATTCCCGAGTGCAGGGAAGAAACCATCTATCAGTTTCCACATGTATCTGACTCTTCCTAGAAGTTCTGCATACCTAGCATCAATGGTCATAGCGGTCTCTGTCATTAACCTCCCCTCTATGACATCACAATACATCAAAACCAGTTCAAACGTCAGGTAATATACATGTTGAGACTCCTTACTGATTATAGCAACAAGGTCACGAGAGATTAACAGCTCAACTGAACTACCAGTGAAGAATACAGGTGTGTGTCTCCTCCTATGGCAAGTATGGGTTTGTGATTTAATCACTGACCTCATCTCAGTCTTGACTGTAAACCAAAACAGAAAGGGCTCAAACCATTGGGAGCTGTGCATGTAAACTCCCAAGTTAATAATTTTCTCCTTGATGTCCTCCCTCAATTCGGAGCCTAGGCCAAGCCGTGAGTTAGTGTCCCTCAGGCATTGGAAAACCTTATCACTGACTTTGGAGTACAGCGAATTTCCCTTTTTTAGGAGCTCACGGATCTTCCTTGTTGACTCTTTGTCTTCTATGTTAAATAAATCCTGATTACAATTTGGATATGGAATATGAGAGTGGGCCGGATAACTCCTAAGCTTGGACTTGATGACATTCCCAACTTCCACATTGTTTATAATCATTTGGTTGGAGAATCCGTTTTTTAGGCGGTGCTTGATGTTCTGACACAGTGTAGGGTCCTCCAGGCTGTAAGCGTGAGGGACTCGAGCATACTCCAGGATAGCTACTATCTTATTGGTAACTATCGGGCTATCTAGGTGAACTTCAGGGTATAAGATCTGGTTGACAGATAGCGAGTCCATAACGGGAAACCACTTGGACCCTACGTTTTTCTTAATTCTGATGTCTATTTCACACTAGTGGGTATGCCTGATGTCTGGGTGACATCATGTGATCGGTTCACTGGCAGCCCTATCTGCGATTGGTTCCATCTTCCCGAGTGACTGTGCAGCTGACTCCCATGCCCACCATCCCAGAGTGAGTGATATGTCCACCAGATTCTGAGTCCGCAAGCACACAGAAGTGACGGCACCAGAGTTTTTTGTCCCATGTGAAGCATTCCACTTGTAATTCGATTGGGACCCCCTTTATAGGCAACCTAAAAGGATAAAAGTAAGAAAATGAGCGGCTTGGGCTGTAAACATAATAAACCACAGCATGTTCAACCCTGGAAGTATCGTAGGTTGCCAAAACATATTGGAGATCCTGACCAGGTAGAATTACCAGATTGGAACTGAGTTTGACATCACCATCCACCTCCGCAGGTAGGTATGTTGGGGCATGGCAGTCCTCGCCTGCTTCCTTGATTGGAACAGTGAAGAGGTTGGGACTAACCTTGAATCTCGGTATCCACTCCAATGTGTTGATTACACCTAAGGCTAGGTTCTTCATTGGCGGGATAGTCAGCCAATACACATTGTTGTGGTTGGTTTTGTATAGGTCCATCCCTGAACCGTGTGTGATCAATGGCCCGAATCCTGAAGCAATTTTGATTTTAAGCTCAACTGTCAGACTCAGATTAACAGACAAGACCCCGTATGAAGGAATCCTGTTATCCTTCAATGGTGCCCACTCGGGATTCTCGCAGAGTGCTTGGTTTTTACCCTTACACGCCTGCTGGAAGCATGTCTCCATTCGCAACTTGTCATCTGTCCGTGTTGTCGGGACAGCCCATTTTGCTTGATTGTCAGCGATAACACCTCTGTGAGATGAGAGGTAAAGCCTATCTATCACTGGATCATCCGTTGATAGGGGGACCCAGGATCGCATGTCGGTTGGGGATTTCCAGACACCTAGCTTGACGAGCTGGAAGCTGACACCTTTCCCTGACCCCTGATAGGGAATTGTGATAGAATCTTCCCTGTGACAGAGGGCTGCGAATTTAAGCTCCCCCAAAGCCACCATGCAGTTGCTGAAATCATTACTGACTGGTTGCTCAAAATAGTTTGTCATATGGAACACCGGAGCCCCCAAACCCGGATTTCTGATAACCCCTACTTCAAACACTCGGTGCATGCTCAGTTGTGACAACTCTGACCCTTTACTGCTCAGATTAGGCTTTCCCACTAGGTAAGTTCCCCCGTACATTCCCTGGGATGTCATAGTGACTATAGATGACACATTGTAACCTCGACTTAAATACAAGTCCAACAGGGACAGCGACATGTTTGAGAATTGACCTCTGATTGTAGTGGGCCCTGAGCAGTTTCCCTTTGAGACAGCTAGGAACTGATTGGTTGCCCTGGCCTCCAGTAGAGTTGAGTTCACCAATGCATTCATGAGTTCTTCAGCAGCCACATCTGCACAGTATTGATCATAATCCAATTTGATTCTCTCTGGCGGGTTGATACACCAAGTGAGATCTCTGAAGTCGTACTCCCTATCCGGATTAAGGAATTTAATTTTGTCAGAGATGAATTTCACTAGGTCAGTGAATCTCTGAGGTGTCCTCAGGCCCACTTCATCACCAATGATCTTGAAGAGTGGTGTCAGCACGTCCTTGACCTGATGCTCGATCGAGTTAGTTACATCTAGATTGGTGCTGAGGCTCTTATGGATCTCTGCGGTGTAGATGGCTGCACGATGGAGTCTAATGCCTGCAATGGCTAGCAACCCGATCAAGCTCAGAAACATGACGAATAGAACAGCCAGCAAAACATAAGGTCTATCAATCATAAGATGTTCTCTGTTAATAACTATCCTACTTCCCTTAGGATGTGGGTTGTCTTTGTAGAAGGCATTTATTCGGTCTCGTTGTGGTGACATTGTGGATGATCTTGCACCCTAAGTTTTAATTAACTACCGATATCGTTCGGCCAGAGGGAAGCCGGAGACAATTTCAGGTGGGCTTGATGCTGGATGCGGTGGTTGCTTGATGACGAAGAGGAGACTTGTGGGAAATCTGTGTTTCAAGAGTTGTAGAGGATCAGAGCGACCTTACATAGGATTTTGATGTCCCTGTAAGATCAGGCTTTAGGCCTGGTCTTGACATACCAACTTGTTCTCCCTTTTTGTTACAGCGCCCCCTGCAGCAACATATTAAAGCGGGGATCCCTATCAACCCTCCAAGACACACTGCAATCAGGATGTAAACTATGCTAGTGCTCGATAAACCTTTCATACTCCTCAATATCTGGTCCGATGACTCCAACAATTCCTTGGCATCCTCCAACTTAGCAATTGCATTCCCCAGATTTGTCCCTACGTCCAACCTCTCCAATGATATGGGAGGACCGAGGTCAATTCTGTGCAGGTACACCGCGTCCGGATACCTCCTGCTCCCGACTTGGATGGTCACACCGTTCACCTCGACCACCGGGCAGTGATCGGCAGCAATGTATGTTAGGATCTTGTCAGGGTCTTGATTAATGATCGTTCCTGTTGTGTAACACTTGCAGAGGATTGATGCACAATTGGCTATTAGGTTCCCTTGTGATAAAATGAACCGGTTCCCAAAAGACCCGGATACGAGTGTACGAGCACAGGACTTGGTGGACCCCCGGAGGCATTCTTGGAGCAGAGGACTCATCGGGTACAAGGCATTTTGGCTGCACACAGTCCCCTCTGGCATGAAAGTACACGATGACTCATCAAAATTCGAGATAAGGTACCCTTGGGTTGCAACATACTTGGGCACAGTGGTATACCACTCTTGAGAGCCTATATTGTACGAGACCCCCTCTAGCCGGTGGACAATCACCCCCTTAATCTCGGACAGCGTCGGATAGGCTATACTGAGTACAATGAAGTAGGACTCTGTGTCGACGTGAGTTATCCGGGCCTTTATTCCTCTGCTCTCTAAGATGCCCAGTAAATCACCTCCACTGTATCCGAGCTTTTCTAATACCTTATTGATATCTCCTCCAAGCGCATAGCTCAAAGCCTGGATGGATATCTCCGCAGATATGGGGTCCCGTAAGCTGGGGCCAAATAATGACAGGATTTCTGTATAGTATCTGAGCAATTTGAGCCCTAGCTTCTGGCCGATTAAATCACAAGATAGTTGGTTCATAGACGGTATCAGCTCATTATTGATGTAGTCTTGGACACCCTGAACAGCCAATATCATCTCCTGCCCTGCTTGTCTGATTGCCTCAATTGCCTGATTAGTAGTTTCCAGGCTTGCTCTCAGATTGTCGATGGCTTGAGAGTTCAGCATGGACTGGTGAAGTGCAATGCCGGCTGTTATCTGAGCAGCTGTGGCAACGCCTAGGGCCGCACCTGCCAGGACAACTCCCGCAAATCTCTTGTGTCTCCTACTTGAAGCTACACTCTGAACCGGTCTTATATTCTGGGTCATTGCATTAAGTGCATCTCTAATTGGTTCCAAAACTGTTCTCAGTAGTCTCCTGTATTCTGCGATCTCTACCCTCGTGCAGTTATTGAGGAGAGTTATATTGGGCATTAATTTTATGACCAATGATTGATGGCTGGAACGAGTCATAACTTTGTAGCTTGCACTTCCTATCCCTACCACCCCTATCTTAGAGAGATTGCCCCAATGGATTTGACCGGTGGGTGTTTGGAGAGTTAACAGTACTGCCATGAATATGGCAGAGACGTTCACCTTGAGACCCATGATGGACACTGGATGAGTCTTGATTCTGGGATTCCCGGTGTCTCCTTTGGGGGTGGGGAATTGAGTGTCGTCGGATGTGGTGGATTGATCTTTTGGTCCCTTCGAGAAGAGGAGGAGACCGGGGGACTTGGAGAGGCTGTGGGATACTGATGTCTTTTGCGGTTTGGGGGTCCCCCAGGGATCGCTCTTGGGTGCTGGTTCGGGTTGAGTGGCTGCCCGCCGGATCGGGGCTGGGGTGCGCGGGTTGTGGCCTTTCCTTTTTGCGGGGTGATGGCCGAGTCTGGGAGCTGGTGGCCCAGGGTGGTCTGGACTCTGGTTCGGTTGCCGTGGTCGTGTGTGGGGTGGGTGTGCTTCCTCGCGATGCTGGCTGTCGGCCCCTGGGGGCCTTTTTTTGGGGGGGGCCCCCCGTCTTGGATTGTCGGTGGCTGGGTGCTGGGTCTGGTCGGGGGTTGGTGTGCCTACCTGTGGGCACCGGGGGGGCCGGCGGGTTTGGTTGGGGGCTCCCTCTGGTTTTCGGGGGGTGGGGGCGCGGTGCCGCGGGCCGGGGTCTGGGTTCTGTCGAGTGTGTGTGTTCCTTGGCCCTAAGTTTTGTTTAGTATGCCGGGGGGAGAGGATCTGTCTAAGGAGTCGGATGCCTGCGGTTGGGTCACCTCGGTCGCTTGTGCGGTTCGGTTGTGGGGTTCTTGCGTTGGGGGAGGGGGGGAGGGGCCTTCCAGTTGCTGGGGGTTCCTTTCCCGGGAGCTGTGGGGATGCGGTTGGTGGTCTGTGTTCGGAGCGACCTTCGGGGTTGGTCCTCGGGGGTCCCACGAGGAGGACGCAGATTGGGATGGCTGGTGGTGGCCTTGTGTCGGGGCTGTTCTGTGCTTGGGCCGCCTGGTGTCCACACTTGCTGTCGGCTGCTGGCTGGCCTCTCGCTTGGTCCGTGGAGTCTTCTGGAGGGGGCTTTTTTGTCCGGGCCTTCTGGCTGTCATTATGAGGGGGGTCGTTTTCGGGTATTGCTGGGCACTGCGGTCTACAGAACTTTGAATAGTCCTTGGTCATCATTTATGATCACGTCGTCGTAAATGCGGAATTCTTGAGGAACTGATGGCTGCAAAACTGCCTGGATTCTTACTATCTTGCATCTGCTCCTCCAGAGTAACCGATTAAGGTCTTCATTGATATCCATCAGTGGGTAACATAAGGTCTTCTTGAACCCGAGTTGTGCATGGAGAGTCTTGCTCATTTTGCCTGTGCTTCTAATGTGAAGACTGGTGCCCCCTATCCCACCAAGTGCAAAAACCAGGCCCATCTTTTCGATTTTCATTTTGCAATAATCGGCAGAGTAGACTTCACTCTTCTTTCTCCTGAAGTTCCCGATGTGGACCATAAATGTTGCCTCAGGAAGTTGCTCTGCATTGTCGATGATCTTCCCAGGGCCAATCGCCTTGTCAATCCTAAGGGTCACTAGCAGGTTGAAGGCCACTGCATTGACCGATCTGAATTCCAGCATTCTTCTGGGAACGGTGTAATACCCGTTATCCGAAAGACGGGTGATGCTCATATAAACAACACGGAACCTCTGCGGGGTGTCCAGCGGTATTAGATTAACCGCATTGCACACTTGGTTTGCATTGAAGACACTCCCTGTTGTTAGGACCTTTCTCCAAGGTGTGAGGAGGGTTAGTGGGGTGTTGTTGTAGAACACCAGTTTTTCATTGAGCCCTGCTGTACGTCTAACAACTATGTCAAGCTCAGTGGCCTCTTTGAGGAGTTCCTCGGGTTTTGCTGTGGATCTACCAACACCTAAGGGCAGGGACCCGAATGCTCGCCCGATTGGAGGCCCTAGGGGATCGCTGTCCTCAACAACCCCCAGCAGAAACATGTACATAAAGCATTCATCCTTCCTATCACCTAGACCAGGATCTATGACTCTGACCTGGGGCACCAGCCTGCCATCACTGTAGGTGGTAGGTTGTATCGGAGCGATCGACCCTTTGATGTCCCATGCCGACTTGTCGAAATCGTAGATCTCTGTCATTGTGGAACTTAGGAGGCAATCACTTTGCTCCTAAGTTTTTTATAATGGATTTAGGTTGTACTAATTAGGTCGACTGGCATGGGGTTGGCAGGTAAGTTGAGCTGTAGCTACTTCATTATTATCTTCATCAGCATCTGGTGGAACTTGGCAAGATCGTTGGCTCCTTTGATATCATCAAGGAGAGTCATCAGGTAACGCTTCCGATCCTCCTCTAGCCGGCTGGATTTTATAATGGAGCGGATTACACTGCGTGATGCAGGGCCGGTGTCAGGAACAAACCCGACGGCTGAGCTCACCTTTTTCCCGATCGGCTTTAGTTGAAATTCCTTCAGCAGCTGTCCTCTGGAACTGGTCCGTCCATTAGTCATTCCCTGGAGTTGTCGGCTGGCAACGGGCTTCTTGAGAACTTCGGCCAGTGCTCGGCCTGAATCTCTGCCTATGATGGGTTTCAGGTCGGGATTGAGTTCGACATCTGCAGTGGGGTCGTTGGGATCCTTCCCAAGTCCAGGAATGGCAATCATGATGCTTGAGAGGTGTCCTTCCAGGGTGGATATGCTGATATTTTGCCTGTTGATCTGCTTCTTAATTGACTCAACTTCTCCCTTCAATAACAGCAATGATTCTAGCTTGGAGATTATCTTCTGATTATCCTCGTGTATTTTGGCCAAGGCTGTTTTGATGTCTTGGACATCGGAGAACAGCTCATCATCATAATAGTCTCCCCCTTCTTCATTATTCTGGGATCTCGGGGAGATTGTGGTACCAGATTCGGGTGTCCACTCCTGTATCAGTGCGGCATTGCTCACACACTCGGGGACATTCCCCGCAGGTGCACCTGGCCCTGATGGTTCCGAGGGTGACTTTCGAGCACATTGGGTTGCACCACCTGTCAATAAAGACGCGATCTCCGTTCCAAATGAGGCCAATCTCGCGTCTGTGCCCTTTTTAATGGGTGTCTCGGAAGTGCTGGCCCTACTGGGGTTCGGGGGCGGAGGAACATTGAGAGTTTTCCCAAGCTTCGGAAAGTTGTTGCCTCTGGATTGGAGTTTCAGGAGCTCGTGGATCTCCCCTCCTTCTGCAGTTTCAACATCAGAAGCCCTGAACCCCATAGAGATGGGAGCAGATCCCCGGTCAGTGATAGCATATCCCTCGGTATCAGGTTCGCCAATATCCACATCGCTGTTTTCAGATTCATCGTCTCCTCCTGAGAGGGTGCTATCACCATCAAGGCCTGATTGAACCATGATAGAGTCAGCATCTTGGATTCCCTTAACCGCTTCACCGCTGTGATCATAAACATGATAACACTGTAACCCAGTGCTTGATGCCTGGAGATTTCTTGAGGGGATTCCCAAAGTTTCAGCGTCGTCATCGCTTTCTCCAGATCCCTGACCGCGGATGCGAGGTGCACCGCCTTCAGTTGATCCAATTGCTGAGAGGCATGGTTTGCTGAGACCCGAACTGCCTGCCTCCTCTTCCTTGCAGGTGGCTCGGTCCTGTCCTGGGTTGTCTGATATTTCTGACCATGCTGCCATGGCTTCCTCGACGGCCAGTGAGCCGATGGGCTCGGCCTTGAGAGCCCGGATGCATTCCAGTCCGTTTTTGACATGGCGTGCCTGCTCTTCTGCCATCGGCTCCAGTCGTGGGAGTGGATGGTTGGTTGGCTGGCGGCTGTGTGGACCTGGTTCCTAAGTTTTTTATAACAATGATGGAGGGTAGGCGGATGTTGTTCTGGTCCTCGGCCTCTCGCACCTAGTCTAGAAGATCTCTGTCATTGTATACCCTAGGGGTGTCCGTGTCTGAGCCTTGTTCTTCCAAGATTCCTGCCATGGCTTGCAGCCTGAGCAGGGCGTCAGCTGACCTTCGACTGTCCTGCGGATCTTGGCCTGACTCCGATGCAGTGTCAATGTCTAGGGGCATGCTGGTTGGAGGATGGGCAGCTCTCGCATCACTTGCTCTGCTGGACCCGGTTTCTCTGTAGCTCTCCCTGGCTTCTCCCCGACCCTGTTTGACCCTCCTATCTTCCTTGCCCCCCAATCCTGGTAGCTCATTCTCACTTTGATCACCGTGTAGAAATGACACTTGGGCTTGTCTGGGTCCGACCGCTCTACTGATCCTGTCCTCAGTAGTATGCATTGCAATCTCTGAAACAAGCCTTGCATCCTCGGCAGTGATACCGAGTTCGGATGCCAATGTGGAACTGACCTTTCCAGCTGACCTCCTCACCATCTCTTGCCCTAATCTAAAATATGCTGGATCAAAGTAAGATCGACCAAAGTTCAAACCTCCCATGGAGTTTTCAAGTTCCACTCCTACTCCCATGGCATAGCTCCAGAGCAGAGGGTATGATCCTGCACTGAACTTGTTCTGAATTGAGTTCTCTAGGATTACCATGTAGGGTGCAGTTTCTCCCATTTGCTGGTAAAGATTCATCAAGGACTCAAGTGTGGATAACTCACCAGCAAATTCATGCAGTCCAAGAGCAGGATACATAGTTTCTATCCCAAACTTAATAGTCAGGATAAAACTGGCTAATCCTGCCTCTACGATATATGTATCAATGTCACATATCATTTCAGCAATCCTAGGTTTGTTCCCGGGTGTCCTCTTGATATCCAGGATTAGAGCCACCATGAATCGGCGTAAAGAGAGGTCCTCGGCAATCCTGTTCCTCACCACATCCAACCATTTTCTCTCCAATCTAAATTCACCAACTACCCTTCTTTGTTGGGTGTACTTTATCCACCTTCTTAGCTCCGAATCAGCTGCCGTGTCTGGGGCCGTAACCGCCTTTGCGAGCAAGACCCAGATCTGGGCTAGAATGGTACCCAGAATCATGTTGAATCCCTCAGGGTCTTGCACTTCAATATCTGAGATTTCCTTGTTCTCGAACCATCCGGACCTGGATTGATCACTACTGCTTGGATCATCATGTGAAAAGTATTGGTCCGCCTCATCCTCCATGTTGGTACCTCTTGATGCGAAGGTAAGGCCAGATTGTGACTGGTCACTCTGAACAACCTCTAACAGCCTGATGCTAACGTCAGGGTCATCGGTGATCCTCTGAATCAATTGACCTGGAGACTCCACAAATAAGGATAATATACCTATTAGTGCCCCTGTTAGTTTGGGCCCGCTCACATCCGGGTTTCCAATTAACCTGACCAACCGGTCCAGTAGTCTGGATCGAGTGGTAATTGAGGAATCTCCAGGAATTGGTACTATAATAATGTGTTTGATTCCTCTGATGGCTCCACCGGATCCTGATGTAATGGGTGGTTTGTCCTTGTTTCTTTTGAACAATGCTAAGCTCCTCAAAAGTGTGGCCATCTCGGATATCCCTAATCCTGCTCTTGTCCCTGATAATAGGATCTTGAATCCTAAGTGTACTAGAATATGATCATTGATTGATCTATCCTTACCCAACTTTGTTTGGT